TGAATGACTTGGCAGATGTACAAGGCACAAACTCAGCAACTAATGGTCAATTCTTAAAATATAATGGATCAGCTTGGATCAACGCAAATATAACTGAAGTTAATAATATTAATGATGTCTCAGATGTAACAATTACTTCTGCAGTAAATGGTGAGTTTCTTCAATACAACGGTTCAGCCTGGGTTAACTCAACACTTCCAACAGGAGAACCAACAGGATTTGAAAATAGGCCAGATTCTACAATTAGTCTTTCTGGAAGAACTTTTACAATTGCACCAGTTGGATCCTCATATTCAATTTGGTCAAAAGGCAAAAAATACGTTAAGTCAACTTCTCTTACCACAACAATACCAGATACTTCTGGTTTACATTATATTTATTTTAATACATCAGGTGCACTATCAAATAAAACTACATATTTTGATTTAGAAAACGATGCACCAGTTGCATACATATACTGGAACCAAGGTAATAATACACATCACTTTTTTGCAGATGAACGCCATGGCATTACCATGGATTGGGCAACACATGAATACTTACACAGAACACGTGGAGCAGCTATTGCTAGTGGTTTTGGACTTGGAACTGATTTAACTAAAGATGGTACGTCAAACATTTGTGCACAAGTTTCTATAGCTAGTGGAACTTTCTTTGACGAAGATTTAGAAGTTTCTATTACACATTCAGCTACACCAACAGCAAATACGTGGGAACAAAGATTAGAAAACGGTGCATATATACCCGTTTATTACCATTCTGGGTCTAATGGAGTTTGGGTAAAAGATACAGCAACGCAATACCCATTTAAGTATAACTCAAGAGCTCAGTATAACCAGTATACTGGTGGTTCTTGGACTACTACAGATATTAATAATAACAAATGGGGAATTTCTTGGATTGTTGCAACTAATAACTTAAATGAACCAATTATCAGCGTTCTTGGCCAGGCCAATTATAATTCTACCAATACCGCCGAATCTGCAAGATGGGAAGATTTAGATCTAACTGGTTTTCCAGTCTATGAATTTAGACCACTACATAAAATAATTTATTATACTTCCAATACTTATACCAATACGCCAAAAACAGTAATAGAATCTGTTTGGGATTATAGGACAATATTTTCAACTGCAGGAGCAGTTCCATCAACTCCAATATCTGATCATGGTTCAATGGTAGGTCTTGGTGATGACGATCATACGCAATATTTTAACTCAACTAGACACGATGCACATGATCATTCGAGCGTATTAAATTCAGCAGTTCTTTCCGACCTAGGTGATGTTGCAAGCAACGCTCCAACAACAGGCCAATTTTTGAAATGGGATGGATCAGCTTGGATTCCAGACTCAATTCCAACAATAAATAACTTAGATGATGTTGGTGATGTATCTGCAACAGGAGCATCTGCTAATAGCGTTTTGGTTTATAACGGATCAGCTTGGGTTAGTACAATTAATCCAACAATTGGTGGAAATTTAACAGTAAATGGCGATTTAATAGTTGAAGGAAACACCGTAACTTTAAACACCGAAACTTTAACGGTTGAAGATAAAAATATTGTATTGGGTTCAGTGACAACCAACACCGCTGCAGACGGTGGCGGAATAACTTTAATTGGCTCTACTAATAAATCAATTAGTTGGACGAACTCAACTTCATCTTGGACTTCATCAGAACACATAGATTTGGCTTCTGGTAAAGTTATCAAAATAGCAGGCACACAAGTACTTTCTGCAACCAACTATACTGGAGAGGCTGCTACTGTTGCAGCAAACTCAGTAACTGCATCGATACTTCAAGAAGGTGTTCCAAGAGCAGGTTTTAGATCTCAAATTTCAGATGTTACAACGACTCCTTATGTGCTAGAATTAACAGACCTAGCTAAGTTAATTAAAGTAAATGGAGCGACAGGGATGACCATTACAGTGCCAACAGCATCTAACGTAGCATTTACTCTTGGCGATAGAATCGATGCCACCCAGTATGGTGCTGGTCAAGTTACTTTTGCAGGTCAAGATGGAGTAACTCTTCGTTCAACTCCAGGTCTAAAAACACGTACACAATACTCAACCGCAACACTAACTAAAATAGGAAACAATGAGTGGTTAATAACAGGTGATTTGGCGGCGTAAAATGACTATACAAAGACGGAACTTCATCTGGTACCGCTAAAAAAAACAAGCCAACAGTAGCAGCTCGGAACAGCTGATTCAACAGCTAATACCGTAATAACTTCTGCTGGTTTTACTGTCGGTTCAGTAACTGATACCGCAACAGCTGATGCTGCCGCATTAAACCAAGTCAGAACAAGCTTGGTAGACACATCAACAGCTCCTTTGGGAAGTGCTATAAATTATGAAAGAAACGCACCGTTCTTTCCGCCATATTTTCCCCCATACTTCCCACCGTATTTCCCACCTTATTTCCCGCCTTATTTCCCGCCATCATTTACTAGCAATCCATGCACTTACTGTAATGGAACAGCTGTATACGAAGAGATGTGTACACCGGGTGGTTGGAGATGGAGATATGGAACATCATATGATGGCAGCTGCGGTCCTGCAGGCTGCAGTGGTTGTAGTTGTCCAACAGGTGTAATTTGGGGTCCCTTCCAGGTTGGCGCAGCATGTAGTTAAATGTGGTACAATAAAAATATATAAATTTTCCAAAAAGGAGAGATGCTAATGGCAATTGAAATACCAGAGATTACTGACTATAATGATTTTACTTTTTTTGCTGTTCTTGTTGATGGAGAATATACTGGTAAAGTTGGGATTGCAGGAAGTGGAGGCCCAGTAATGGCTGGGATGAAATCTAATCCAACGATTGTAGAGATGACTCAAGAGCAAGTTAACGCGGTACAACTTGGCTGGATTTATGATGGAATAGACTTTATTCAACCAACAGCATAAATAATTTTATGAGCGCTTGGAAAGAGTATAAAGAAAAACTAGGAGTAACTCGACCTTGGGATTTATTAAATCCAAATGAAGAAAAAGTTTCTGAAGAAGAAGCTAAATCTAGATATGATGTTTGTCTTGATTGCGATAGATTCATATCAGCTACGAAGCAATGTAAAGAATGCGGATGCATTATGTCGCTAAAGGTAAAGCTTGAAAGAGCTACTTGTCCATTAGGTAAATGGTAATTGTGGTAAATGAAAAAATATTCATAGCTATTCCAGCTTTTCAAGAAGAAGATCTGTTAAACACCGTTAAAAGCGTTTATGATAATGCAGAAAAACCAGATAATATATATATTGGGATTTGCAACCAAAGATTAGATAATAATTTTGAAGATTTTTCTGAATATCCAAATGTACGAACTGCTAATCTAACTACTCCATTTCCCTTTGGTCTTGGTATGGGATATCTTTTATCTTCTTGGCTTTTGCAAAAAGAATACTATGTCATGAGAATAGACGGACATATGAGATTTAAGAAAGATTGGGACAAAACTTTAAAATATTATCATAATTTAATTTCAAAAGAAGTTTGCTATGGTGTGATTATCAGTTCTAGACCATTATTTTTTGAAAAAGATGAAGATGGGAATGAAGCGTATCAAGACTCTATGCAAAATGACCCATTTGCTTTAAAAAGAGAACTAATAGCAAATATCCATTCAAAAAATAACTCAATATCATATAAAGAAGAATTTACCGAAAACCTTTGGGAAGATAAGGAATATATAGAAACTCATTTTGTCAGTGGGGCATTTCAATTTTCTACAATTGATTACTTTAAAAGTATTATACCAGATCCAAGAATTTTCATGTTTGGGGAAGAGCATACCACTCCACTCAGAGCTTGGACTCATGGCTATAGGATGTACTGCATTAAAGAACCAATATTGTTTCACTTGAATAAAACAAGTGGTTATAGAGATAATTTAGGTTCGGATGACTGGATTAATAATGTTCCAAAAACAGACAACGCTTCTTTACTACATCACTACCAGCTTTGTTATAGGGATGTCCTTTTAGGGAAAGAGTTTGGTCCTTTTGCCGCTAAAAATAAGGAACAGTATGATGCCTATATTCAAGCTATGGGCTACCCGTATGTTGACCTAATACAATAAGATCGATTAGTCATATTAATGATAATTTCATCTATTCTAAATAAATATTTTTTATTTTGACCTATTTAATATTTATGATATCATTACTATATATCAAGAACTAGTTTAAAATAGGAAGAGGCACCTGATGGCTTATAGTGGATCTAAATTTGCGGTAAATAATACACTTCTACTCAGGAGATCAGATGAAACTGGCGTTTCACCAAGTACGCTAGCTGAAGGCGAATTAGCAATCAACGTTGTTGATGGTAAGCTTTTTTACAAGAACAAAACAGCAAACGCTGTAATACGGAGTTAATTTAATATCCAACGTTGTTGGAACTGCAAACCAAGTCTCGGTAACAGCTAACGCCACCTCTGGAGTTTACACCCTAAGTCTTCCATCCACAATACAGACTACTCAGGCTAATGTCTCAACTTTATTTGTTGACGGAATTGAGATTAACACAAATGGAGCCACTACCAATCAAGTTCTAAAATTTGATGGAACTAAGTTTGCTCCTGGTACAGACACTGGTTTAGCTGGGACCGTAAGCGTTTCAACTATAGGTGATGGCACTACCACTAGCTTTACTGTTACTCACAACCTTGGAACACGTGACGTTGTAGTTGTTGCGCGCAATGCTGCAAGCCCATATGAAGTCATCGATGTACGTTGGGAAGCCACAACAACTGGAACAGTTACTTTAGATTTTTCAGCTGCACCATCGTCTAACTCAGTAAGAGTTGGCGTCTATTCAGCAGTTGCTGGAAGCACCATTACTACGACTTTAGCAACTCAAACAGACGTTACTCTAACCACACCTGCTAATGGCGACTTCCTTCGTTATAACGGAAGTGTTTGGATTAACGATGCCGTAAATCTTTCAACAGATACTATTGGTGATTATGTTTCTAGTTTAGTAGCTGGAACTGGGATCACCCTTTCCAATAACACTGGAGAAGGTTCTACCCCAACCATAGCCGTAACGGCTAATACTTTCGATGCTTTTGGTGCAGCTTCATCTGCACAAACCGCAGCACAGAACTATGCAGCTAACTTAGTTGCAAACGTAGCTACTGCATTTGAAGTTGCTGGCGATTCAGGAACAAGCAAGACAATTACTTCTGGTTCAGATACCCTCAGTATTTTGGGCGGCACAGGTCTTACCTCGGTAACTTCAAATACAGATACAATAACAATCAATCTTGATAATACATCTGTATCCGCAGGATCATACGGTAATGCAAACACAACTCAATCTTTTACCGTAGATGCTCAAGGACGTTTAACTGCAGCTACACAAAATCAAATCAGCATTGCTGCTAGTCAGGTAAACGATCTTTCTTCTAGTGCGGTAACATCGCTTACTGGTACTGCAAATGAAGTTGAAGTTTCATCTTCTGCTGGCGCGGTTACGATTGGTCTTCCTTCAAACGTAACAATTGGTCAAGACCTCGTTGTTACTGGTAACTTGACAGTTAGTGGCAACGTAACAACTGTTAACACAGAACAGTTAGATGTAGAAGATAATATTATTACATTAAACTCTGGTGTCGTTGGTTCTCCAGCATTAAATGCTGGCTTAGAAGTTAATAGAGGAACATCAACAGATGTGTCTATTCTTTGGAATGAAACTACAGATAAGTGGACTTTTACAAATGATGGAACTAACTACGTTAACCTTGGAGACGTAACTGCAGCTGCTCTTATAGCAGCAGCTGGTGGTGATGGAACCGCAGGACAAGCTCTTACGACTAATGGTTCTGGAGTATTAGACTTCACGACAATTGTTGGAACAACAGAAGCTTCAATCATTTCAGCGGTTGGTGCTGATGGAGCCAACGGTGCAGTCTTAATGACCAACGGTGCTGGAGATCTAACATTTACTACTTTGACAGCAGCAAAGATCTCAGACTTCTCTGAGGCAGCTCAGGACGCCGTAGAAGGCGCGATAACGGCAGGCACGGGTGTAACCAAGGCCTATAACGATGGTGCCAATACAATCAGCCTTTCAATTGGTCAAGATGTTGCAACTAACGCAGCAGTTACCTTTGGTAGCGTAGCAACTGGAGCAATAACACTTGATTCTGGAACTGGTGAACTCAACACTTCGACTCAGCTTGTCACCGTGAACACGGTCACAACAGTTGACAGCTTTGATAAAACAGTCTACAGAACAGCTAAGTACCTTGTCCAAGTAACTCAGGGATCAAAGTATACGACTTCAGAAGTATTGCTTGTTCATGATGGAACTGATTCTTACCTGTCAGAATATGCAGTAATTGAATTGGGCGGAACAGTTATTCCTTTAACAGTATCAACTTCAATCTCGGCAGGAAATGTGTTGCTAAGAGTGACAATTACAGACGCAGCATCAACAAATGCTACCGTTAAAGTTGCAAGAACACTTATAGCAGTGTGATATAATAATATAAGTTTTACAATTTAATAATACAATTAAATTTTAAACTAGAGGGACAGTGAACTTTAGTGGCGAATAAAGATTTTATAGTCAAGAATAGCTTAATTGTTGGCGACACCGCTACGATCAATGGCGTACAAATTGACCCTTCTGGCGCCACTTCTGGTCAAGTCTTAAAATTTGATGGATCTAAGATAGTTTCTGGAAACGTAGAAGAAACTAGAAGCTATTCTGCTCTTTTTGGAAATGGCACAAATACAGATTACGCAATAACACATAATCTCAACACCAAAGATATTGCGGTAATTATAACCGATGTTGGTAGTGGAGAAGTGGTATACGCTAGATGGGAAGCTACATCATTAAATGTTGTAACGGTTGTTTTAGAAAACGCTCCAACATCAAACTCAAAAAGAATAGTCGTCCTATCTGCTGGCACAGCTGATTATCATTCAGAAATCATTGGAAACGGAACAACATCAACCTTTGATGTATATCATAATTTTGGAACAAGTAATGTTTATGTAACAATAAACAATGCAAGTAGCCCATATGAAAATATATTAGCTAGTGTTAGAATTACAACTGGTAATTATGTAACAGTAGATTTTTCTAGTGCTCCTTCTCTAAACTCAATCAGAGTTTGTGTTTTTTCTTCAACAAAATCTAATTTTTATGAACAAACAACTGGTACAAGAGTAAAATATAGAATAGGCGATACTGGACCAGCCGGTGGAAAAATTTTTATTACTCCGTCGACTCCAGGTAACACAACTGGAAAATACTTTGAAGCCGCTCTAGGTGGTTGGAGTGGGTCTAACTCAGATCCAATAGTTAGCTCTGCAAATAGCACACTAAATATAGCAACCGGTTTTAATATTGGAGATGGAAAAACAAATACCGACGCAATTATTTCTGCTGGTCTAGCAACAACTTCATCACACGCAGCCAAAAAAGCAAAAGATTACACAACCACAGTAGATGGAACAACTTATAGTGATTGGTTTTTACCCTCATACAACGAACTAAGAAGATTGACTCTCTATAATGATTTGGTTGGTGGCTTTGACACCACTTACAGTGACAATGACTATCTTTCTTCCTCAATTGCTCAGGTAACCGTTACAACAGATCCATCTCCATATACTATGAGTGTAGGTTTTTCTGTTGCAACAGCATATTTTGGGGAATTTTTTCCAGGAAGTTCATATTCGGAAAATCCACCAGTAAATTCTACTTATGGGCGACCACCATCAGCTTTTTTTGAAAGCTATTCGACGTCAAAGAGGATAAGACCAGTAAGATCATTTTATTCGGATTTAAATTCATCAAATACTATATCCCACAACTTTGATACAAATGAAATAGCAGTGACTGTAAGAAGTGAAGAAGATCCTTATGATATTTTAAATGTTAATTGGTCAATAACTAATTCAAATGAAATTGAACTAGACTACAGCTATGACGATAATACTTTAAAAACAGTAACTATTTTTTCTAAATTTGGTGGAACTCCAGGCATTCAAAATATAAATGACTTTGCAGTAGAAGCTCCAACTTATGCTGATGACGCAGGAAATATAGGGGAAATGTCTTGGGATGAAAACTATCTGTATATTTGTGTAAATAAAGATACTTGGAAAAGAATGCCTTTGTCATCTTGGGATTAATATGCTATAATTGTTTTTATGCCTGTAGAAGAACAACAAATCAACATAACAATCCCTAAAGAAAAGCTCGAACAATGGAATGTATTCTTTGCACTTCCATGTTATGATTCACACGTAACAGAACCTTTTATGATGAGCTTTTTGCAAGCTTGTCTTTATTTTAAAGAAATAGGTTTAAAGTATTCAGTCTGCACAATATCTGACTCATTGATCAACCGCGCAAGAAATAATCTTGTTGCCAAGTTCATGGGCAGTCCAGACTTTACCCACATGGTATTTATAGATGTCGATCTTCAATTCGACAAAGAAGCTATATTAAAACTTTTGTGGCATGATAAAGATGTTATGACTGCGTCTTACCCAATCAAAGAAATTAATTGGGATAAAGTAAAAGAAGGTGCACAAGCTGACTTGCCAGCCCAAGACCTTATGGAATACGCTAGTAGATACGTAGTCCATATGACCAAGCCAGGTGAGAATCAATTAAATATTGATAACGGAGCAATCGAATGTTATGAAGCCGGGACTGGCTTTATGCTCATCAAGCGTCAAGTCTTTGACAAGATGTTTAAAAAGTATAAAAAGCTCAAGTACAAAGATGATACAGGAGCCTTACACGGTGCAGAAGCAGAAAACGCTTATGCATTATTTAACTCTTATGTAGATGACGATGGCAGATTTTTGTCTGAAGACTATGGGTTCTGTCGTTACTGGCAGAAGATGGGTGGAAAAATTTGGGTAGATCCAACAATTAATTTGACCCACTTTGGCAGAGTCAAATATGTTGGAAAAATGTTAGAATTTTTAAAGAGAATAACACAATAACTTTTAAGTTTCTGCATTACTATATCCCTAGTTGATTTTAATGAATTTACACTAGGAGTAACATGGCCCGCTTAAGAATTGAAACCGCACCTGAGATTACCGTATACGACGAATCTTTTGTAATTAAAGCAGCTGCTGGAGCAAGTGCTCCGTTGGCAGAGTTTAAAAACTCATCTGGTACAGTAGTTGGCAATATAGCATCAGATGGTACTTTGAATGTTCTTTCCGTTGTCAGCTCAAATGCAGGCACAACATCAACCTCACTTGCCACAAGGGGATATGTAGATTCATTAGCAGCAGGAATTAACTGGCACGAAGTTGCAAATTTAGCAACAGCTGCAGCACTGCCAACAGCCACTTATGCTAATGGTACAAATGGCGTAGGAGCAACTCTTACTGGTGATTCAAATGGCAGACTAACCGTTGACGGTTCACAGGTCACAACTGGCCAGGCTATATTGGTTAAGAACCAAGCAAACGCTGTTCATAATGGTATTTACACTGTAACTGAACAAGGCGCTACATCAACAACTGCATTTATTCTTACACGTAGAGCAGACGCAAATAATAGCTTAGCTGGTACACTAAAAACCGGTGATGCACTTCTAGTTCTTTCTGGATCAGCAAACTCTGGTCAAGGTTTTATTCTTACATCAACTGGCTCTGGCACTGCTGGTGCATTTGTTCTTGGCACTGATGAGTTAACATACACTCAGTTCACTGGAACAGCAACTTTATCTGCTGGTGGCGGCATGACAAAAACTGGAAATCAACTTGATGTCGTTACTGCATCGAGTAACAGAATTGTAGTCAATTCTGATAGTATTGATCTTGCTACAGTTAGTCAGACAAATACCTCTGGCTCAAATACTACCTCTTTTATTAGTGCTCAGACCATTGACTCATATGGAAGAGTAACTGGAACACAAACATCTTCAGTATCTTTTGCTGGCTATGCAACTCTAGCTAGCCCGGACTTAACTGGAGTGCCTACTGCACCAACAGCAGCCGCAAGCACAAACAATACTCAAGTTGCCACCACTGCCTTCGTAGCCGATGCAGCTATTCTTAAAACTGCAGCAAATGCTAAAGGCGACATTTTTACCGCTACAGCAAATGATACTCCAGCTGTTCTTTCACTTGGAACAGACGGATATTATCTGAAAGCAAATTCATCAGCAGCAGCAGGAATTGAATGGGGTGCTATTCCAACAATCAATAATCTCGATGATATTGGCGATGTAACTATAACCGGTAATGCAACAAACCAATTCCTTAAATATAATGGTTCTGCCTGGGTTAACTCGTCAGTTCCAACGATCAACACGCTTGACGATGTTGGTGATGTAACAATTACTAGCGCATCTGCAAACCAACTTCTTCAGTATAATGGTTCCGCTTGGGTCAACACTTCTAATCCAACAGTTGGAGGAAACCTCACAGTTTCTGGAAACCTCACAGTTTCTGGAACAACAACAACGCTTAATACAGAGACTTTAACGGTTGATGATAACATCATTATATTAAATAATAATGAAGCAGGGACTCCATCACAAAATGCTGGTATTGAAGTTGAGCGTGGTACTTCAACAAATGTTGTTCTTCGTTGGAATGAAACGACAGACTGTTGGGAATTCACAAACGATGGCACAAACTATCAAAGAATCATTACTGACACAGTCACTAACGCTCAAACAGCAGCATATACTTTAGTATTGGCAGACAGCGGCAAAATGGTAGAAATGAACGTTGCTTCAGGCAATGCGCTCACAGTGCCATCTAATGCAAACGTAGCTTTCCCAGTGGGCACAACATTGACAGTTCTTCAGACAGGAGCTGGACAGACTACTCTTACTCCACAGGCTGGTGTAACAATCAACGGCACTCCAGGTCTCAAGTTGCGCACAACTTGGTCATCTGCTACACTTATTAAACGCGCAACCGATACTTGGGTTGCCCTAGGAGATATGGTAGCATAATATGGCAACAGATGATGGCAAAAAGCAAAATAGAAAAGCCCCTAAGCCAACTGTAGCTGCACGGAGCAGCTGACTCAGCAGCCAATACCACAATCACAAATGCTGGTTTTGCAGTAGGTACACCAATAGATACTGCTACAGCCAATGCTGCGATCTTAAATCAGGTAAAAACAGCTCTTACCGATACTACAGTTACTCCACTTGGAACTCCTATTAGCTATGAAAGACACGCACCTTTCTTTCCACCATATTTCCCACCATATTTCCCACCTTATTTTCCACCTTATTTCCCACCATGGTTCCCACCATTCTTTCCACCGTTTTTCCCACCGTTTTTCCCACCATTCTTTCCACCATTCTTCCCACCATTCTTCCCACCATTCTTTAAGTAGAATCTAATTATAGAATAGTTTAAAGAATGATAACTAATTTGGCGGACATATGGAATCTAATTCCTATGTCCGCTTTTTTAGTTTGTTGTTTGATAATAAATTATTTACAAAATAATGAAAAATTTCTTTCAATATTTAGAAAAAACGGATCTATTAATCCAAAAGAAAGTTATAGTTCTGGTCAGTTAATACAAAGTGGAATAAGTTTTATCATCGCAATTGGTTGGATCTATTTAATAATTACAGAGATTAGATTCAATGTTTGGAGCAATATACCAATCAGAACATTGGGGTTAATGTATTTGGCTTCAGATATAATGGCCTTAATTAAGAGTGACAACCTGCTCCAGAAGTCTACAAAGTACCACCATTACGGTGCCATAGCCATGGCTATTTTAGCACTGTGTGTTGACTTTCAACAATCAAACATCGGCCAACTTGGGGCATCATATTGCTTTACGGCAGCAGCAGCATCATCTGTTAACGCGTATTTGGCTCTTAAGCTTTATTATAAAGTAAACTGGTTAAAAGTAATAGCTAAGTATAATTATGTAGTTACCTTCACTGCTAATATGACCTATCATATTTTCAATTGGCAGAAAAGCTTGCCAGGGTATATATATCTTATAATAATAATTGGCCCAATATGGGCAGATATAACACTTTTAAAATCTTTATTTCGTAAAGAAAAATTACAATAATTTAGTTATAGTATAAAAAGAAGGGGTGGTAAATCTTTCGCCACTTATAACTTTTTTCACACCATGTAGATAATTAACATCTCCAGGATGAGCTACAGCTAAACCAGGTTTCGGCTTCACTTCCAGATCATGTTGAGGATAGTATAACTCCCCACCTTCAAAACCATCGTTATAATAGATTAATGAATTAAGATCATATGTGGGAAAAGGATTTGGCGAACCATCATTTAGTTGCTTATCAGCATGCGGTTGCTGCTCTAGTCCAGGAAACCACCTAATGATAACCGGTGGTCTAACAGAAACCTGAACTTTAAAAGTATCTTCTAAAAGATATTTCATTTTTAAAATGTATTTGTCCACTAAATTATAGACATCTAAATTAATTCGATTAAGGATATCATAGCTACATTGTCTATTCGACCAGTATGAAGCGTCATAGGTGCAGGTTCCGTCCTCAGCATATTGATTTTCTCCAGCATCCATCCATTCATTGATATTGGGTAAAAAGTTTTGTATAGTTTTTAAATCATCTAACTCTACAAAGTTTTCTACAACAATGATATTATCTTTAGATGAGCCAAAATAACCTGGTTCCACTAAAGACTTATCGTCTGACTGAAAATCCATATGCACTCCTTGGCTTTGTTTTGTGATATAGTATATCACTAAGGAAAGAATCAATCTACAAAAGGAAAGAAAATGGAATTTTTTCACGTAGGCGCCTGCGCTAATCCGGAGGATAACAAAAAGTTTGGAATTTATTTGTATAGAAACGCCATTCCAAGAGAGCTTAATATTCCAGAAAGATTAGAAGCTGCAATTGGTGATAGCACACATGAGCTATTTAAGTGGTCTGAAGCAATGGTCGGGTATAATGCAAAAATGCCGGAGTATAGAGATTGTGTTGACTTGAAAATGAGCCCATATCATTGGCCATATCTTACTCCAGAATTTGAAGAAGTTAAAAAATGTTATGAAGATGTCGAAACGCATCTCAGAAAATGCCTAACGCACTATGAATCTCTTTACAATTTTAAGATGGACTATATGGAGGCAATTAACTTCGTTAGATACAATCCAGGCCAACATTTCTCAATACACGCAGATCACGGTTTTTCCTATAGCTGTACTGTTTCTTCGGTAATATATCTAAATGATGATTATGAGGGCGGGGAACTATGGTTCCCTTACCTGGATATTAACTTCAAACCTCAAGCAGGAGATATTATTATTTTCCCATCTACTTTTATTTACGCGCATGCTTCCTTAAAGGTCACTAGTGGCACTAAATATTCAGCAGTTACGATGTTTGACTATAACGACAATAATCACAAGTATGCTATCGGACACACTCCCGATGGACCTGTGTCTGATAAAACTGCAGGCATAACAAAAGGTATGAATCAGCCTATAGTCTATCCAATGCCGGGCCAGTCATGATAGAGGAAAATGAGATCCCAATCCTTCAGACATTTGAAGAATCATTGTATGAGGTGTCTATAAACTCTATCAACGGAGAAGAAAACATACTATCTAAATATAAGGGGAAAGTTACTCTGATTACAAATGTAACAGGAGAGTGCGCCAACTCAGCACAATACCCAATTATTGAGTCTTTATACCACGAATATAAGGATCAAGGCTTTGAAGTACTAGCTATACCAAGTACAGATTTCTGCGAGTTTGCATACGGAGAATTTGCAGATACAAGTGCAACAGCAGAAAAGATGCAAGCACACATGCAGAGTCATTATAAAACAGATCTACCATATACCGAAATGGTAACCATCAAAAAAGATGAAGACACTGGTTCAGTCCCACATAAGCTTTATGAAATTCTTCAATTTGGTGGTTTTCCAGCAAATGGTGGACCAGTTCAAGGTAACTTTGAGAAGTTTATTATCTCTAGAGATGGCAAAAAAATGTACAGATTCTGTAACTCTGACCTTTTAGATTTGGCGTTCGACGCTGGAAATAGAAAAACCAACTCTAATCAAGCTTTAATAAATGTTAAGGCAGCAATTGAAGTCATGTTGGAAGGATTGGTATAACAAATGACGAAAGTTACACTAACTAAAACACATCAAAATCCACCAAGTATAGTCCAGTCTAGATTAAAAAGAGACTGGATGGACAACACATATAAAAAGCACGCCTACCAATGCCTGCCTATGACCACTGCCAATGTACATGGATGGGAAATAATACTCCCCCAGGATGTAGTAGTTCAATGGGATGGTGGAAATACTAACGTAAAAATTCTCAGTGGTGAGACCTACAAGGATAGAACACTCGCGCATGGTGGAATTGTAGGCATGGTTTCTTTTTCTATTGGGTGGATCTTTGGCACTGAAGAGGGTTATGGAACTTGGATTAGCGGTTCTCCAAACTACATGCTTGATGGAGCATCTCCATTGTCTGCAATTATTCCAAGTAGCTGGTGGCCAGATGAATCCCAAATGAATTGGGCTATTGATAAAGTAGGAGAACCAGTTACATTCCCAGAAGGAATGCCGTTTGTATTCTTTAATATTTTCCAAAGTGATTTACTTGAATCAGTAGAGTTTGAAGTAAACAATCTTTGGGATAAGCCAGAATTAATGAATGCTCGAGCAGCGTATGGGGACGCAAAAATGAAGAAAAATGTAGAAGAACCCTGGACTTGGATGAAAGGCATCAAAACTGGTTTAAATGAAAAAGGTGAAAGAATTGGTCCAGCAAATTCTGGTTTATTAAAATTAAATAATCCAGAATTTTAGATATCAAAATTGAAGTATCCTAGTTACTATTAACACGTAGCTTAATTGAAAAGGTGAGGAAAAATGGCATTTACAAATATAAGCAAATCAGATAAATTAATTGCTCTCAATGCAGCAAAGGCTGAATTTGAGCGTGACTTGTACAGAAATTTAACTAGACTTGGTGTTGACGCCGATGTCTACGATGTTGACGGCTTTAGTTTTGATCCTAATGCTTCTTCAGAAGATACAGATCCAGAATATAAAATAAAAGAACTAATTGCTGGGACAATTCAAAAATTAGCTGTAACCAACGAAAAAATATCTAACCTTTAATAAGGGAGCATTATGCAAAATGTAAGCGCAGAAGAACTGCTTTCTGTAAAAAACAAAGCTATTACATATTTAGAGAAATCAACATATATGTTAGCTACTCTTCTGGGGATTGACTCAGACGAGCTTTCTTCATCAATGGAAAAGCCAGCTAGCATATTAGATTCTAACCAGGAATTAGCGTTTCAGTCTTTGATTAATCAAGTTACGATTCTTGACGGATTAAAGGACTAGTAAAATATGTCGAATCCAAACTTAATTAATGAAGATTCTCTTGGCATTATACAAGAAGCAAATAATTACGCAGTTTGGTCCAAAGAAGACGGTGCTTATAAATTTAATGACGGTTCACTTTTTGAGTGCGCAGGTCTTTTTTCACCATCGGTAGCACTGATTCAGGATAGTGTACAAATAGAAGACGAAGATTTAATATAAAGATAGGATTTTTATGCCGTTCGATGCTCAAAAAAATATAAGCTACATAGAAAAGCAATTGGCCTATTTCATGTTTATGATTGGGTTAGATCCAGAGCTACTAGACACAATAACAATTGATGAATTGCTGAGCGCTGCAAGAGATTTGTCAAAAGTTGATAAAGAATCTTCATCTGCTTTTGTTGTCGGTCAAACGCAAATGCAATATTATACAGGTGCACCAGAAGATGCATACCTAAAACACCAAAGATTATTTTTAATATTAAATATTAGAAGATTTTGGTATTGGCGTCAATTAGCAATAGGAGCTTTAAACCATGGATAATAATAAATTTTATTTTTCTAGACTGGAACAACTAGTTAAGTATAAGGCACTTGATATTCAAGATACTATTGATATATCCAGAAAAGTAAATGATTACATTACTACTCTTCCAATAGACAAAAGAAGAGAAGCAATTGGTAAAGATCTTGTTACTTGGTTTTTTGAGGTTTATTCAGCAGAAGATTCCGTATGGAATGAAACTGTTGCATCTGAATATACTTCATCGTACGTAGAGATGTTATATCTAGCAGCAAAACCTACAAAAACCCTTATGAGTAATCCAGCTTTTAATTACGCCATCGCTAAGTTAATGAATTCTTCAACAGATCTTACGCTTTTAAATAACTATCATGTTGATTATCTAGAGCATTGTTTAGCCGATGAAAATGTTTCTTGGAATTATGAAGTAAAGACAATGCAAGATGTAGAAAACGAAGATCTTGGTCAATTTGATTTTATTTTTATAGGCACATTTGATATTTGTCATGATGTATCTCTTGTAAAAAACTTCTGTAACGCATTAAATTCCGGCGGCACTATGGTGATATCACATACAAACGACGATTTAAGAGTCTATGGCCCGGAGATCGAATATACTTCAGCATACGAAATGCATGAGAGCATAAAGTCACTATCTGGTCTTAACGTATACCATATCCCAACAGCACCTGGACATACTGTAGTCATTAAGGATTAATTTTACATGATAGTCATTGATGACTATATAAAAGATAAAAGTCTTTTGCAGGAGATAGAAAATACAAAAGACTTTTTTCCTATCTCAATGGGTAATGAAGATCGAATAGCTTCTGAATTAAACAGCTATCATAATGAGCAGTCTGATTCTTATGCCCCATATATGTTTTGGGATGGTTGGCATAAATCACCGGCAAACACAGCAAGAAAAAAAGTGATTAAAGCAATTTGGGAAAACAATCTACCATTCCCCATCGAAGAATTGTGCGGTTTTGAATACTGGACAAGAACATTTAAACCTGGTCAATACTTGGGAACCCACGTTGACGAAGATACATTTCTTTATGCAGACACTAAAATATTTAGAGGGCCCAAAATAGGTTGCGTTTATTACCCAGAGTTTAACGAAGTTGTGGGTGGATTCTTGGAACTGCACCCAACTGCAGTTTCTGAACAAACTCACAACGCGCTAGAAATGGAAAATATTCTACCACTTACAGTACCAATTGAACTTAGGGAAAGAATAGCCTGCGAACCTAACAGGTTGATTATTTTTGATGCAGGTCACATAATACACAATACTACTCCACCAATAACAGGAGTTCGTCGTGTGATGGTTATTAATGTTTGGCATTTAGAAAATCAACCAACAGCTTTAAAAACAGGTAAATTTTATTACGAATAATAGCCTAACGACTGCTACACATAGCGATATACATATGATACACTTATAGTTATGATTAAAGACCAACACAAAATAGACATTACTGGCAATTGGGAAGTTTATATCCAAACTCCATTTGGAGAAGCAAAAGCAATAGCTTTGATAAAAAAAGATGACGTTACTATTTCTGGAACAATAAATGGTGAGAATGGATCATTTGATTTTGATAATGGAACTATTATTGAAAATACTTTTGTTTTCTCCGCAACTATAGATACCCCTATAAAAGCTACTATTTCAGTAAGCGCAGAAATAGAAGATTATACTTTTAAAGGAAAATTAATGATAGATGAATATTTGACAATGAATATTTTAGGTAAAAAAAATGTCAATATATAAAATACCAGCCACTTCTATAGATGGAGAAGAAAACTTTTTATCAAAATTTGATGGAAAACTGACGCTCATAGTCAATGTTTCTACAAAATCTGGCGGGTATGAACCTAAATGCTCAAAGATATGGTCTTATGCGAGAACATGTAGGCAGTTGTGGCAGTTGCAAAAAGTGCACGATGAATTTAAGGATAGAGGATTTTCCGTGTTGGCTTTCCCTAACAATCAATTTGCTGGCATGGAGCCAGGAACAAACGAAGAAATAAAAGCCTGGGTTAAAGAGCAATATCCATTTGTTACATTTCCTTTTTTTGAAAAAGTTGATGTAAATGGAAAAAATGAACATCCTTTATTTGCAGCTCTTAAAGGTAATGAGAAAAGAAATTACTCTGATTTTACAGCTGATCAAAGTGAAAAAGCTGCACAAAATCAAAATTTAGCAGGACAAGCAATTGCAAGAATTTCGCATGGCTATGAAAAGTTTTTAGTAAGTAGAGACGGAGTCATGGTTGCTAGATTTAACTGGCAAGATATGCCGCTAGACGAAGTGCCAAGAGTCATGGGGGCGGGTTGGACGATAAGGGAAGCTATTGACGAGATGTTAGGATAGTTATGGAAAACCAATCAACTGATAAGCACATAAACAGCACGCCTTTCCCTGTTACGCCAACTATATCTCAAGATACCCTTAAAGAGATTTCTGAAATAGAAATGGAAATATTAGCTCCAGGAATTATAGTTTTTAGAAACGCTTTTAACATAGATCAAAAACTAGTATTGGATTATATAGATTCTAAATCACAAAAAGCACATGAAAATAGATGGACTTATATCACCGGGGAAGATGGCGTAGAATACGGCATTAACGAAGATGGTTTCAGATATAGGCTTAAAGATGTTCCGGCAACCCCAGTAAGACTCCTGCATCCTGTTACCGATGAAACTCCAGAAGAAGTTAAAAACTTCTTTTTTTATCTCGAAGAACAAAACTATAAGTGCTTGCTTAAATACATTGACAATTATCCATTAATAATTGGTAGCATTTGGTGGAAAAATAGGGGTCATGTTTTAAGATATGGAGATGGTGGAATCTTAGGTTGTCACGCTGATAATGATACTAATTATAAGGTAACCGGTGGCGTGAGATATATGCCAAGAGGTATGGTTGCATCAAGACAGACATGCGGATCATTGTTATACTTAAATGATTGTGTTGATTCTGAAGAAGAATTAGATGGAAGAAACTTTACTGGCGGACATCTTCGTTTTGTCCACTTAAATGTTTCATACAAACCACAAAGAGGAGACATTATATTTTTCCCAACAAACTTTGTTGCATCACACGATGTTGAAAGAATGGGCAAGGGTGTAAGATATTCTTATTTATCATTCTTTGGTCAAGGTGGCGATGACGTTTCAGCTAATGTAGTTATTAGTGAACCGGAAAGAAGCTTTGAATGGTGTCCAGCAGTATGGCTAAATAACATCTATGATGACTATGAATTATATTGTAAGTCTCCATATTCAATCTATTCTGATCCAGAAAAGTACAAAGTAGAAATGGGCTGGAATCCAGTGTACCAAGGAAGAAATGTAGCACAGTACAATACTACTCATGAGGCTGTAAAAGTTGAAGAACAACCAGCAAAAAGTTTAGGTGAGGTTCTTCCAGAAGGACCATGTGGAACAGAGCCGACAAGAGTGTAATATGACTGTAAAAAATGTTCAACCCAAACATTTAGGTATGGGCATAGTTGTTTTCGAAAACGCTATTGATGTTGATCAAGATATAATAATACCTTTTATTTCTTCTTTAAAAGAAAAAGCAATAAAAGATGACTATAAGATTATTTATGACGAAAATAAAAAACCTTTATATGCGATAAATAGAAGTGGGCATAGATATGATATAGAGGATATCCACACCAGCTCTAGTCATATTATGGACTTTTTAGACAAAGATAGCGATTCATATTTGATAGACTTTTTTTTACGATGCGAAAAAACATTCTACACTAATCTAATCAAGTATGTAGAGTTGTTCCCCATGCTGCTTCCAAGCTTGTGGTGGAGGACTCAGGGCCACATTTTGGCATATGGGCCAGGAAGTTCAATGGGTCTTCATAGTGATAACGATGTGAACTATCAACCCGGTTTTGAGCCAGACTGGCAGGTCGCAACAAGAAGTGTTGTAGGTTCAATTATATATTTTAATTCTTCAGTTGATTCTAATGATGATATTAAAAAATATGAATATTTAAATGGAGAAATTTGTTTTCCTTACGCAGATGTAGTATATAAACCAAAATCTGGTGATTTAATATTTTTCCCATCAAATTTTTTAGGCTCACACTATATCAACCCATGCAATAGTGGAAGTAGATATGGCTATATAGGGTACTTTTCTCAAGGGTCTGCTCACCCCGATAGGGGCATAAACATAACCAACGAAAATATTCCTCCTGGACTGCAGGGCCAAATCTGGATGCCAGAAATTGTTAATGACTATAGAGACTATATTACAGATAAATATGGTAAAGACAATCAAAAAACAAGTGAGTTGTTAAAACCAACATATAGGATGTATAATAGTTCCAATACGGTTAAGGAGTTAATGAATGACTAGATTAGTAATCAATAACAATATTGAGGGTAAAAATCTTGGTGGTGGTGTAGTTCTTTTTGAAAATGCAATTGATTTTGACGCAGACAAAGCATTTGACCTGTGTGAAGAAATTGTTACACGAGAAAAAAATGCGATGTACACACCAGGAATAGACCCAGAAACTGGTGAGGAAGTATACGTTAATAGAAGTGGATATTTCTTTGCCAAAGACTCTATCGATATGATGCCAGGAAGAGGGTCTGCTGCACACCAAGATCCAAGAGAAAATGTTATGCAGTTCCTTTCAGAATTAGAAGATTCTAGAGATAAATATCTTTTTAAATATTTAGAATTTTATCCATTAGCTTTTAAGTGTATTTGGTGGAAAGTAAAAGGGCATATTGTAGCCTATAAAAAAGGTGGCTACCTAGGGACCCACTCAGACATTAGTACGGATTACATCTACGGTGCTTGGACCCCAAATGATCAACTAGCAATGAGAAGTACTGTTACAGCATTAATCTACTTTAACGATTGTGTTGACTCTGAAGATAAATTAGATGGAAAAAATTTTACTGGTGGTCATCACTATTTTAATTATTTAGATATTACGCATATTCCCAAAAAGGGAGACATTTTGTTTTTCCCTGCATCATATACTGCTGGCCATGAAGTCAGACTAATTGAAGGTGGAACAAGATATTCATATCTTGGATGGTACAGCCAAGGAACTCCCAATATTGAGGTTAAGGAATCTGTAGTAGATCCTAAGATAGATCCAGTAGCTGCTCAGAGTTCAACAAATGTGTATATGCCGACTTTTGTAGAGGATTACAGAGAGCATCTCTTGGCAAGAGGGTATGATGAATTTTCTGAACCATACAGAATTACAAAATCGAGCTACGGGTCATAATGTTAAATACTAATTTAAATATGAAAGATATTGGGAGTGGTCTATGCGTTGTAGAAAATGCCATAGAAATTGATCAAGATTTTTTATTTGAATATATCGATTTTTTAAAAGAGGCAGAAGAAGAAACCTTCACTTATGTTGAAGAAGATGGAAAAAAATACGCTATAAACAAAACTGGTTTTAAATTCGACCTAGATAAAGTTAGTGAAGCGCCAAGTAGGTTTATTGATCCTCTTCTTAAAATGAGTAAAAAAAATCCTACCGAAAAACAAGAAAAATTTATCGAAGATCTAGAAGATTTAATGTATAGGATATTAGTTGAATATTGTAAATACTATCCAGTTGCTGCTACGGTATGTTGGTGGAGAGGTATGGGGCATATTGCAACTTACAGTAAGGGTCAGAGTATAGGGGTCCACTGTGATGACCAAATACCATTTCAATTTGGCAAGCCCATTGGGAATGAGTACCCAAAACATAGTAAAGTTAGTGTAAATATTTATCTTAACGATTGTGTTGATTCTGAAGAGGAATTAAATGAACATAATTTTACTGGTGGAGAAATTATACACAAATACGCAAAGCACACACACAAGCCAAAGTCTGGTTCTGCAGTTATTTATCCAACTAACTTTATAGGGACTCATGAGGTTGCGCCAGTGACTAATGGTTTGAGAATAGCATATCTTGGCTCTTTTCATTACGGAACTCCCGAGCACGCCTCAGAAAATGACTGGAGAATCTGGATGCCAAACCTTAAAAAAGATGCTGGATTAGAATACTGATTTAACAGTTACTATAACGCTGTCTGATCTCAAAGGGTTAAAAATGCTTTATAATGAACCTATTTCGTATAGCCAAGCTAATACTACCTTTAATGGTGATCTATACATTTATGTAGCAAGTATAGAAAATCCAATCATTGTCAACAATATAACTTTCTTCTTTGTTTCAAATCAAGATTATTCCAACCTTACAACCATAAGTGTTATCAGCGTAGATGTTAGTCCAGAGGGCAGGATAAGTGTAGAGGCCTATGCGGACCAGGTAGACTCTCTGTTGGCCACTAGTGTAATAGGTATAACTGGAGAGGCAGAGATTTCCATAGACGGCCTAGTAGGCGCAAGTACAACTGGTCAAGGACAGATTACATTAACCCCTTAGGCCAGTACTATTAAATATATCGATAAATTGGAGTCAATATGGCATTAAACAATGTTTTGGTGAATGATACTGTCAAAATAAAAGTAAAATTCTTAGATCAAGATTCTAGCGGCAATCAAGTAGATGCCACTATGACCAGTGTTACGGTAACTATCGTCGACATAAATGAAACTCCAATTGTAAACGCAGCTAACGCAACATCAACATCAGCTTCTGAATGGTACTACCCATTCGTTCCAACTGTAGCTGGAGCATATTCCGTAACTTTTACTGGCACTACAAACGGCAGTCCCCCTAAAACAATAACGTCTCAAACAAACATATACGCCAACAACAATGCCACTGACTATAGACCAACTGTGACATTGAGGGCAGACGAAACAATACTTTTTGCTCCAGACGTTTCTCCACTTTATTTAGACCCAGAAGAATTACTGCCGATTTTTCCAGAGGCTTCTTTAATAGAGATTGGAGAAATGATTTATCATCATTCTCTAGAAATACAAGAGATGTATAAACTAAAAGATGATGTAGATCCACTTACTCTCCCATCTGTTGTTTTGGATTATATTAAAGCAGCTGCAGCATGTGATCTTAGTAGAACATATGGATTTGGTGGAGATGATGAGCTGTCTCTAAAACTCGGTGACCTAGAAGTAGTAAATAGATCTGCACCAAGGCAGATTGCTACAAGGTCAAATGCAACTACTTGGTGTCAAATCGCTGCTTCTTTAAGAAGAGAAGTTATTTCCAAGAAAGTATCAATGAAGGGTGTACTTCCAAAAGGTATACCAAATAAAAAAATCTCACTTACCGAAAGAGATCCGGGAACCGGTAAGAGAATATATATAACAAGTAAAGATATGTATTCTGTTGGAAGCTCATATATCACGCAAGACAATACAGTAGTTGATAGAAGACTAAGACAGTATGATTAATACGGCAAAAGCTTTTCAAAAGATATTAAGAGAATGGGGTCATGACGTTTTGATCCAAAGAAGACTCTCCGATGATGGAGTATATTCTGATAGATTTGAAAAAGTCACAACCAGACATATAACTGCAGCTTCAAGATATCTGGCTTCTACCAAAGAAGAGACCACAGAAGGTGTTATAATTAACTCTGATAGAATTTATTACTTTGCACCTGCAATTAATCCAAAATCAGGGGATAGAATATATGAGGAAATTTCTTCTGGTTTAGAAAATCAAATTTTGTACGTGATTGAAGAGTGTTATCCAGTTAGAGGCAAAAATGGAAAGATTGAGTTCTGGACAGTTGGAGCTACAAAAGAAAGTCCGATGAGTTAAATTATGTTAGTAACAGCGCCTGGCCAAACAGTAGAGATTCCATTTGTATATAGAGATGGATATGACTATGTTGACCCAACTACAAATATAACTATCTTTTTAAAAAGAGGTTACAATAGCGCTGGTGCATCAATACTAGGGCCGTACACATACAACATTACACAAGCGTTAGCAGCTAGCCCAAACACAATTCAAACATATGAAAATGGAACTTATGTAGAAAGAAACTCTGAAGGTTCATATACGCTTTATATGAAAATTCCTTCAAACATTTTTGATGGAGAGTATACTGTTGCAATTAACGCAATGGCTGGCGGAGCACTCGATGCAAAAGAAATAGCCTTACAAACTAAGGGAACAATTGATGTTTCTTTTGATGATTATTCATTAACGGAAAAAACAGTTGCGTTGAATAACAGATCAAAGTATAGAAAAATTGGCCAATTTGATACAAATAATATATTACTAATAGGTCACACAGATGCGCTGGAACCATACGGAATACAAAAAGTAAGTTCAATTCAACAAGGTATAAATTTATTAAGAGCTGATTTTAATTCACCTCTACTTAGGGGAATGTTCGATGCGTATAGTTGTGGGGCAAGAGATATCTACATAATGTCTGCTGGATACATGAGTGAATATGTAGAAACCGTTTCAGAAAGAAACGCAGCAAGATTTAAAGATTCTGTTAATAATACTACTAGTTTCTATCAACTTTATTATAATAGACTTTCCGAGTGCTATAACATGTTAAGGGAATATGATTTCTTTGACATTGTTGTTCCTCTAGAAACTTCGATAGTAGATACCGGAACTGTTAACTTTGTTAAACAACTTGCTACTTATTGCAATGCCGTACAAGCTAATAGCGGAGAAATAACAATAGGTATAATTGGTTCTAGAACAGATGGTATTAATGCTACCGACACAGCAAGTTTATTGGTAAAGAATTTTGAAATTGAATCAACCGTTGATCTTAATGGGTACATCACCAAAGACACTGGCAAGCATGTTATTTTAGTTTATGGAGAAATGATTTTTAATCATAAACAAATTCAAAGAAGTTACGCAGCGTCAGCTGCTGCTGCAGTAGCTGGAATGATTAGTTCCACACAGGTAAATATTGGCTTAAGTAAAAAAAGAATACCTGCAGCTCTATCAATATTTGGTGTTGATTTGTCTACTGATGAAGTTAAAAAACTTAATGCAAAAGGAATTAACGCTCTAACAAGAGGTGGAAGATCAAGAAAATTTGGTGGCCCATACGATGTTTATCTAAGTAGCGACTATACACAGTCAATAAGTGAATCTTTCAAAGATGCTTCAAATGTTAGATTAGCAGCAATGGTTATTGGAGAAGTCCAATCACTAAGTAAAAATGCAATAGGAAAATTTGCTTACTCTAAATTAAGCGCAAAAGTTGAAGCACTTCTTTCTTTTTTGAAAACTAATGACATCATAAGAGACTATCAATTAGAGTCTTATGCAGATAAAACTGTCAAAGGCAAGTTATATTTTAATATAACACTAAAGTCATCTAGAACGCTAAGACAGATATCTTTTAACATAGCAACAGGCAAGGGTGTGTAATGGCACAAAATCAAATTAGATTCCCATCTTCAAACATTAACGAGATTGATTATAATAGAATGTTTGGGGCGCCTTTGCAGGCACAGGGTAACTTAACATATCTAGAATTTATAACAGCGGTTAAAGCGCTATGGGAAAACGCATACCCATCGATCAAAATAAAGCCAACACAATCAGGCGACTACGCTGAATACCCAGTTATTGTTTATGGCTTAGAACTAAGAAGGACTCACTCTTCTGAGCCTAAGCCAAGAACAAGAATCAGCCCAAACAATGATGTTGCTGTTTTTGGGCAAAGATTTCAAAATATAGTTACTTTTACTGTCATAACAGAGACTACCGAGGGAGCCCAATTAAAGGGCACAGTAGGTAGATCTTCTGGCCCAGAAGTAGCTGATCAAATAATAGAAGCCTTTGAAGACTTTATGCTGGAGTACACTCCAGTTTTTAAAAGACTAGGAGCTTCAGAGCTGGTTTACGCCAGAAGAATGTCAGACTCTGAAGAAAATAGAGGTTCCTCAGACACCAACAGAAGAACGGTTAGCTATATGTTAACCACAGAAAAGCTGTTTGCTATGGAGGTCCAGAAGATCGAAGAGATTTGCGTAGACGTTAGAAGATATATGGCCTACGAAAAAGAGCTGTGGGATGAGTATTATTATGGCTCTACCCCATCCTTTGAGGGCACCACCCTTAATATAATTGACTTAAATCAGGGCGCTACTCCAAATTCATAGTATTTATGTAGTTTGTTTTCAATGACGCACCATTACTATATCCATGAAGTAAAAATATAAAATGCTGCAAGCGGAGGTCTAAGGACAATGGCTCTACCAGGTGTAAAAACAATAATCAAAGATAGATTTTATAGCATTTCTCGCCAGGATATTCCTGTTGGTCCGAGAGTTGTTCTAATTGCTAAAAGAGGAACAACCAGTGGAACTGGCAATGTTCAAGATCTCGACGTAGTACAAGCTACTGGAGAACAGGATGTCATCACTGCATTTGGTGAAGATTCACAAATCCACAGAGGATATTTTGAACTTGTAGCAGGCGGAGCCGAAAGAGTATACATCGTTCCACTTCCAGCAGACTCAGTATTCAATCATACAACTGGTGTAATCACCAGCTCAACGTATGCAGCAGCAGGCGGCGGTAACGTATTTGACGCAGCATTTGAATCAGCAGAAGCTGCACAGCCAGATATCATTGTCCCTTGGGGCCGTGGAACTCACTCAAGCGAGTGGCAAGATCCTGCAACTCCAGGTGATGACGAAGAGTATGGCTTTTATGCAAATAACGCAGCATCGACAAGCAGCTGGGCAGGAAAAATAGCTTACAAGGTAAAGCAAATTTCCGAAAACTCACACGCATGTTTTGCAATCATGGGCATTAAGGCATATGTTGGAACTTCACAATTCATGACTCCAGCACAGGTTTCTTCGCACATTTACAACGCAGGTGCAGGTCCTGCAAACTTAATCAGCAGAAATTCAACTGTAGATTTTGGAACAAACGGAGATGGTTTGTTTAAAGAGATCGGAAGACATATCGTAGTTATTGCTTCAGAACTGAAGCCAGTTAACTATCCAGCTGATTGGGGTTTTGCTAATGGTGCAACTACGTTTGCGTCAGCAATTAGCAGAATGTCTTCATTCACTTCACCAGTCAATAAGACTGCTTACAACGTTGCTGCGCTAAGATATAACCCAACAAGAACACACCAGAACGGTCTTTCTGATCTCGGTGTAAACTTTATTGCATTGAACTTCAATAAGGTTCCTACTTTCGTAGAGGGTTTGACAATGGCAGCAGGAACTTCGGACTACACAAGAATCTCAACAATGAGAATTGTTACCGAAGCAGCTCTTTTGGTAAGACAAGTTTGCACGAAGTTTGTTGGCGAGGCATCCACGTTGCAGACACGCAACTCAATGGAAACAGCCATTACTTCGGCATTAAAGGGGATGCAACAAGTAGGAGCCTTGCTAGACAGTGACTTTACAGTAAGTTACTGGCCAGCAGAAAACAAGGCGTTTGTTGACCTCGTAATCACGCCAGCATTTGAACTCAAGAACATTGAAGTTCAAGTAGCTGTCACAATATAATAATCATATAATTAATATACCGAATTGGAGGGTATAATATGGCTGGTTCAGACTATTACGACAGCGCGGTCAATAAGTATCTCAATACTTACACCACGTTCTCAGGAGCAGATATCGTAGCTACTTTTGGTGGCATCGAAATTGGAGCTCTTTCAGGAATCACTTTCTCTGTAACCAGAGAGAAAGCTCCTATTTACACAATGGGTTCACCAAACCCAAGATCGTTCTCAAGAGGCAAGCGTGGAATCGCAGGCTCATTGATCTTCACAGTGTTTGACCGTCCAGCTCTTTACCAGATGCTTGATGCCAACCACCAGAAGGACAATCCACAAATGTTCTACACCAGAAGACATAACACTCTTCCAGGTGATGTTGGACACAAGCGCGGAATTGCAGAATTCTCAGCTCAAGATTCTGACATAGTATCACAGGTTCCATTCTATGCTGACCAAATTCCTCCGTTCGACATAACGATCACTTTTGCCAACGAATATGGCCAAGGTGCAGTTCGCTCGATCTATGGCGTTGAACTTCTCAATGAGGGTTCTGGCGCTTCGATGGACGACATTGTTATCGAAGAAACGATGACTTATGTTGCCAGAGAAATTGGACCAATGTACAGAATAACCACTGATCAGTTGTCCAATGGCAAGTTTAATACGGGTGATCTGAAAGACATTATCAACAAGGACACGGTAGCAGACGCAGGTCTCAATCCTAAGATAATTAGACCATAAGTTATTAAATAATTAAAAGTAAGTTGATATGGAGGACGGGGGAAACTCTGGTCCTCCATATCTGTTTTTAAGCGCAAAGATAGGACAACATGGACATAATTGATCCCCTACCAATCAAACGTGATTTTAGATCAGCAAGTAATAAAAATCTTTACGACACAACCGCTATAAGTAAGATAAGAGCTGAAAAAGGATTACCAGATCCGTTTTCCAATATGTCATTTGCTGGTACGGATATCACAGCCACAATGGTTATCCCTGCCATAGATAGAGTTGGCGGCACAGTAAGCTCTATGGACGTTCTAGAGCTCGCAGAAATACAAACCATCTCTTATTCTATACACAGAGAAAATGCTCCTGTTAGAACCTTAGGACACGTAAACCCAAGAGGTTTTGTTAAAGGGGCAAGAACAATTGGTGGATCATTAATCTTTACAGTCTTCAATGAATACGCTTTTTATAGAATAAAAGAATATAGACAGATAATGGCTGAAACAGGTTTGTTTTTTGCCCCACTAGCAGACATGCTCCCACCATTTGATATTGTTTTAACATTCTTTAATGAGTACGGTCTCGGCGCTAAAATGAAAATATACGGTGTTACTATAATAGACGAAGGCCAGACCATGTCTGTTGACGACCTAATAACAGAACAAACTTATATGTTTATGGCAAGAGGAATACAGCCAATGATTTCGATGGACTATGACCCAATGTTGCTTGGACCAGATGAAAGTGCAGTCTACAAAGATAGACAAAACAATTATTATGGTGAAGATAAGATGGTAGAATATACTACATTCATTGACAGAATAAGAAAGCCAGAGTAATTTATGGCAGGACCAATTGATTACGGCAGGATAATAGGCAGGAAACCATTCAGGCCATTTAGCGCTTATCTTCCACCAGAGATTAAGATATCAAAAGAAAACAATGACTTTTCTTTAATTAGTCCACAATCCTTTGATCCGCTAAATGAAAACATAGATTTACAATGGGCAGGAAAAGTAGACGACACAAATAAATTTAATAATTATTATGATTATTACTTTAGTGGTGAAGACATCAAAGTATACATTGATGGACTTTTTGATGCCGGAGATGAGTTAGACATGGCAGGTTTTGCATTTACAATTAGCCAGCAAAAAGCTCCACTGTTTGGATTTTGGTCTTATAACTATGATGTTATGATGACCGGAACAAGAATTGTAAATGGACAAATGACCATACATAGCAGATATCCAGGAAGAATGAAAGACCTTTTATCCAAAGCTGCTAAAGTAAGAACTGATTTTTATTCTGATAAACCAAGTTCTCAAATTCAATCATACTTAAGAAGCGACTCAGAAGATATTGAAGATGAAAAAAACGTACAAAAATGGTGGGCCAATAGTCAGTTAGATAGACTTGGATCAGACGGCAGAGGTTCTGATAATAGAAACATTTTTAGTGCTCACCCACCTTTTAACTTTGTTATCAAATATGGAACTCAAGAAGGTTCAATGACCACACTGGCCAGAAATGAGGGGACTCAAAGTGATTCAAATTATGACACCCTCGACAGGTTAATGTCACTTGATGTTAACGATAGATTAGTGCAAAGAAACCCATCTGGTCCATTTCAAATGGATATTGTTTTGCAAAGCGTACACTTGAACTCAATGAGCACGAGCTATGCCGCAGGAGGCATGCTAGTTATTGAATCTTACGATTTTACTGCCAGAGATATGTACATATCAGATGGAAAACTAAAGGAACCAGAAAACGGTACAATAACAGTCAATGAGCAAAAGGGTTCTCTAGGAACTGATCCAAACAAGGTGCAAGCACCTCCTACCCAAGAGCAGCTTCTGACCATAAAAGATAGGGCAGTTCTTTTTGAAAGACCAATGTAATATAAAAATACAATAGAAAATATGTGATATAATTTTTAATGTGACTATAGTTAATAGGAGAAAAAAATGAACGAAGCTAGAAAAGTTGTAGTTAAAGATTCGCCAGAAATTGCAGAAGAAGTAGGCGCTGACTCAGTACTCATTCTGTCAGAAGAAGTTGACACGCAGGAAACTATGCAAGAAGTTGAAGCCGATGAAGAGATTGCATTAGGAGTAGAAGACTTGCCAGATGACGAATTGATTTGGCCTGGTGGTCCAACCGCAGGACAGATTAAATTATGGAAGCAAGAATATGGTGATGTTTACGTAACCTCAATCACCTATGACAAGCACATTGCTTGGAGAACTTTGAATAGACTTGAGTATAAAAACCTTGTTAAGAAGATGGAACAACTCGTCCAAGCAGGCCAGTTAACTCAAAGCGAAGCAAATCTTTGGAACGAAGAAGCAATTACTGAAATATGCATTCTTTACCCAGCTTATGATAAGCAGTCTTTGGTTTCAGAAATGGCTGGACTTCCTTCTTTGATTTCACAAGAAGTTCTTGAAGCATCTGGATTCTTAGCCCTTGAGGTAAGACAGCTCTAATAATATGATTAACCCAGAGTTTTTGTATGAATTAAAATCCTTATACGGCTCTGTATTTGAAACATATTTAAAAAAAGACTTAGTATTATTCCGCGAACTAACCTTTGCTGAGTTTGATCAAATAACAGAGCATCAAAATTCTGGAGAATCTTCTGCTGAAATAGAAGAACTAATTATAAAACTTGGTGTTATTTATCCAGAAAATATTAATGTAGATAGCTATCCTGCAGGAATAGTCTCAGCTCTAGCTGAGGAAATACTAGAAGAATCTGGCTTTGCATCGCCCAAAAAAGCTAAAAGAATACTAGACGAAAAAAGAATAGAAGCTTCTGAGGTAAGAAGCTTAATGAAAGCTTTTGTTTTGGCTACTATAACATCGTATACTCCAGAAGATCTAGACAATCTTACCTATACCAAACTGGCGCAAAAAGTAGCTTTATCAGAAAAGATAATGGAAATCAAACAAGCTATTTTAGGTATGGAATCAACAAACGTAACGCTCCAATTGGTGGATCCAGAAGAAATAATGGAACAGCAAGAAGATATGGCTAAGCGATACAACCAGTCTAGAAAAGAAGGCGAAGCAAAATACAATGACCCTGTTGCACAAAAGCTTTGGGGCGCAAGATAGTAGAAGGGTAGTTTGTCTTGCTAAGAGATAAGGTTCCATTACATAGTCTAGGTCATGGTGTAACCAGCCGAGATATAAGTGCAGCAGATAATGAGGAACAACGTCCCGCTTCTAATGCTGGCTATATAGGTAAACTACTTAACGATAAGCCAATAATAAAATACCTAAGCTCAACAGTTGCAACATTGGGAGCTAGCTTAGTCTTAAATAAAGGACTAAGCAAAGGTGGCTTAAAACTAGCTTCTACAATTCAAAAGTCAGCAGATAGTGGATCTCAATTAGGAACCAGAGCCGTAAGAACCGCTGGGCAAATTAAAAAAACCTTAGATGAATTAGAAGGTTTAAATAGATATATTGAAGATGCGGTTGATCCATATTCAAGGTTAGTCAACACAAAAGCTGATGGCTCCATATCTAAACCAATATTAACTAAATTAGCTGGACCAGGTTATGTATCAGACGGTACAAGGTGGATGACCGCTAAAGAATTTAGGGCAGCATCAACTGGTGCCGAACCAGCAGCGATATGGTCTTACAGGGACCAACTGCAACAGAGTCTCGTCAGAAATGCAAGAACCTTAGCTATTGGTCTACCAAGCACATACATTGTTCAACGAGGTGTAACTGGTCCATTATTTGGCAATGACGATGACAGGCCAAGAGGAAAATGGTATAACCCAGTAGACGTTATCACTGACTTTGTTACGCAATCAACTAGAAACATAACAAACTTAGTTTTACCAACTGCTGTTGTAGGCGCAGGGGTAAGCAGAATGAGAACTTTAGTTGATTCTCCTTACCAAGATTTCCCACTACCTTTAACAAAAAATCAAAAAAAGACATCGAACAAAATAGCTGATGTAAAAACAATATTAAACTCTTTTGGACAAGATGCGGGCAACTTATTAAATAAAGCAGCCAGAATTAGTGCGTCTGCATCAACTGCTTTCAATACATCTTGGCAAGAATCACAATCAAAAGAAGCAGGATTTGTAAACTCACTCTCCCAGGCTAGAAGAGGCGCAGCTGCTGCCAGAGCGGCCTCTGAGCTCTCTGGTGAGGGCAAACTAAGAGCAGCAGCAAAGTTCGCCAAAGCTGGTCTCGTAGGCTATCAGGGGCCTGTATCAACCTCTTCTGGCCGCTCTGTTGAAGATCTAGCAGGCCTTGCAGACACAATACCGGCAATAAGAAATCTTCCTTCCGCAACAAGAACGTTTGCAAAAGAATTTAAAAAGACACGCAATGCTTACGACGTAATATCTGGGGCAATCACATTCGATGAAGGTTTAAGAAGAGCTAGCGGAGATCCTACAGCAGCAGCAGATATTTTAAATAAGACAATTATAAGTCTGAGGCAGCAACACACAAGTAGATTTGTTCACCTTGTGAGCGGCAGCGTTGCAGCAAGAAGTATGGCAAATCCTGATGGCACAACAGGAAGAAAAGGTGTATTTACTTCTAACTTTGAACAAAACGCATATAACAAAACTTTAACAGAACAATTAGTAAGCAGAGGTTATGGTAGAGCTGAAGCAGAAGATTTTGTATCTGGATTAAAAATCAAAGGGCTACCAAGCCCTAATGATACATCATTAAGAAGTGTCTCACAAAGAATAACCTATGGCGTTAAACCAATTACAGTAGATGATGATGATAGCTTTTTTCAAATGCTTGCAAAAAGAGCAGAAAAAGATTTAGGAACAAAAGCAAAAAACTTTGATCCTGAAACGTTAAAAGAAGCATTTACTACAACAGACAGAATTTTTTCTGGGGAAACGTTTAGACAATCTTTATCACAAAGGGCAGAGTTATCGTTTAAGCAAGATGTGGAAGACCATATCACTAACGTAACTGCTGCAGTTTTAAGACCTCAAAAAGCTGTGTTTGGTGACTTCACTGGAGAAATAAGCGCAACAAAGCAAGAGTTCTTATCAAGAAAAGTATCACAATCTCTTCGGAATAGCGTTAACAAAAGCTGATGGAAGTCTAACATCAGCATCATACATAGCAAATGAATTAGCCAAAAGAGGAATAGATAGTTCGGATGCCGATCAATTAAAACAAATATTAATTGACAAAAGGTTAATGACTAGGCCATCAAGTGTTGGTGGATATAACTTTTTAGGTTTAAGAGAAATAAGCGTAGACACAGCTTTCGACAGAGGAATATTTAGTCATCTTCCAGCAGATCAACAATTAGAAGCTAGAAGATTATTTGGAGCTATTGCCAGAAAAGATCCTGTATCTAGAAGGTTTGGATATACTGCCCTAAGTGGAGTTTATGAAAATCAAAGTGGACAAATATTAGATACCACAAAAATTAGATCAGCTGCAAGATCTTCTGTTGATTTTTTAACAGATCAACTTAAGATACCTTTTGTAAACTTCAACCCACTACAGATGCTTGGTTTTGGTGGCGCAGCAGGTATAGATAAAAACAAAGAGTTTGAATTTCTCCCAGGAACTTCAAGGCAAGCTTTCCTCGGCGGTGCTCAGGCTCCAGATGTCTATATGTGGACAAAAAAGAAAAATAGATTATTTGGAGATACTGGAAACTTAGTTGGCTTTACTGAGGGCCAAGGCATAAAAGCTATGCCTGGAGAGTACAAAAGATTCTCCTCTGTTGAAACAGATCTTTTTGCACGCGCAGCTCGTTTATCTTCCGCAAGAGATGGTATAAGAGCTTCTGAAGTAGAAGGTTCTCGTGTAACAAGAAGGGAAAGATTCAGTAGATTCTTTGACATAGATGAAGAGCAGCCAAACTCAATTTTTAGGTATGCAAGAAGATTTAGAAAAAGATATACAGACATAAACAATCCTCAGATAATGAGTCAATTGTTGCAAGAGGGTGAAGTAGTAAACCCGATAACAAAAAGAAGAATTTCCTTAACTCAAACAGATGGTGAATTTAGTGTAGTTGACCAAGCTGGTAGGCAAGTTCATAATCATACTGATGTTTTAAAAGCATTTGATTCTTTTAGAGAGCAGACTGAGTTAGCAGCAACGCCACGAAGAGTAATGAGATCTATAGAAGAGAAATTTGGATTACCACTTCTTGATGTCGGACAGGGAAGAAAGTTAGCTGTAAGCGAATTACAAACTCCGCAAGATATTGTTGCAGCAGTAGAAGCTACTAAAATAAGATTTGAATCTCTAAAAGGCAGATTAAGATACGGTGGAACTCAAACAGAGGGTTTGACTAGGCAAATAAATAGACTAACTAATCTAGCTGAAGATACAGAAATTCTTTCTGCCGCTCAAATAAAAAACGCATCTCCATCAATTTTAAATAGAGCTGATCGCTTAAGAAATGTTCTTCATAGAACGCTTCTAGAAATGGATGCATATGAAAACATGGCAGGTAATCCAACTGAATTAGCTATCAAGGTTGAAGAAGCAATAGCAAGTTTGGCAAAAGATAAATTAATTTCACCAAACCAAATAGCGGAAGCTAGAGCAGCTGGACTTTCGACAGTTCTAAACATAGCATCGTTTAGAAATTTTGATGTAGCTGCGCAAAATGGAAGAAATGCTGCCAGTACATTATCTTACTTAACCGAACAAAGATCAAGTAATCCAGAATTCAAAAAAGCTTTAAAAAGATTAACTCAGCCATATAGTTCTCAATCAATATCTAACGTTGGCGCAGCTGGATTTAGTAGGTATTCTTCTATTGTAAGACCTACCTTTAGAAAATTTACAAGCGTTGCACCCTATCAGGTTGACGAGCTGTCTGAGAACCCACTAGGTAATGCTGGGCTGACATTTGTTCCTACTTTTGGTACAGTTGTAGATAGAGCATTTACTGGTGAAAGTTCATTTGGAAAAATAGGGCTAAGTGTATTAGGCGCAAATTCTTATTCAGATCCAAATAGTTTTAGCGCAGCTTCAATTGCATCGATACATCTGAGCGATAGATTAAATAGATATCCTGGTACAGTTGGATTAGGATTAACTCCAGAAAATTATGGAAGTCCATTAGGTTTCTTTGCAAAAGGATTAGTAACTAGAAGAGTACTTCCAATTTTTGCAGCTGGTGCAACAGTGATAGCAGCAGACAGAACTATAGGTGGCTATACCCAACCCAAAGATGCTAGAGGTGAAAGAGTATACTCGCCATACTTTGGCACCAAGCTTGCTAGAGGAGCAGTTGAAGTCCAGTCAATAGCTTCTGGTATCACTCCTGGTGGAATGGGCTATGGAGAAAAGAAGGAACAAT